TCCGGCAAGACATTGTTCACCTTTATAAATTGCCATGTTATCGCCTCCTTTTATAAATCATTTCTTATAACAATAGTAATGGGAATATCTACAGTTGGTTTCTCGGTTGCTTTTATAGTAATTTGATTTGTAGTCTGTCCTCCGTCAGCTAACATTGCATTTTGATAAGCTTCAATAGCAGCAGATGAAGCATTAGAAGCATAATCTATTTCTACAATATTTGAAGAAGTTACTCCAGATACGGATAATACATAACTATATGGAGCAGAAGATCCAGTCCATTTACTTGCTGTGAGAGTAGTATTAACAAGTGTACTTTTCTTTGCATATGTTTTTTCTGATTTAGTACTTGAAAACGTACTGTTGGCTGTTACAGATGAGTCGTTAATAACATTTACAGAATCATATTCATCAATAACATTGTAATAGGTATTTGCGTTTAAAGTTCCAGCTTTCTTTTTTGCAAGATAATCAGCCTTTGTAATTTCAACAGGAACATTAAGTCCCATCTGAGATAAAGTAATGTCGGCAGTGCCATCGAATGAAGCACTACCAATCTTTCTTGCAGTAGCTAATTTTACAGCTGCGTTCGCATTTCCACCGGCTGAAGATGATCCAGCATAATTATGTGTGTGTCCAGTAGCAGATTTTCCATTTAGGGCAGTTGTAATAGCATTTTGAGTCATGGTACCATCTGTAGCCGACCCAGTTTCAGTATAAAGCTTAGTTATTCCTAAGTAACTTGATGTACCTACAGAATATGTCGTATTTGTAGGGATTACCCATGCACCATCTGCACGAAGAAACTTTAATTGTTCTCCTATATTAGGTGCAGGAACAAGACCAGCACTTCCGGCGGAAGAAGAAGTAGCACCCTTCATGTTTCCATAAGTATGATCGGTAAATAATGCATCTGCAGGCACTGACTTACCAAGTGTATATGAACAAGCTACTGGCTTACCACCTGAGAAATATACTGGCTGAGTTGATGATCCAGCATTAGAAGTAAGAGCAGCGGCAGATGATGCGCTACCTGCAGAAGTAGCATATTTTACACTTTTTGTGGCATCAGCAGTATTGTCAACGTTGCCTAATCCGACTTCACTTTTAGTATGCGTATGTACTTTTGTAGCTTTTTCAGCTAATTTACTATTCATCTCAGTCTCGGTATAATAACGTTCATCATGATTATGAGACGCTGGTGGATAGCTGCTAGGCTTTTCAGTAACTCCAGACCATGGTACAGAAGTAGCAGTTCCGGCAGTATATACTGAATAACCAGCCTCAGAAGATAATTTGCTCTCATCAACAACATAATACATTTTTTCAGTCTTAGTTACTTTTACGGTATCACCAAGCTGAATATTAGCAGTAGTAAGTTTAAAACGTGCAGTATCATCTTCAACAATAACCAGACGTTCTAATGCTCCATGGGGAAGCCTTGCAATATCAATTGTTCCAAAGAGTTTACTTGCGTTGAGAGAAGTAATAGTTGAATCATTATGATTATGCGCAGAAGGAGTATAGGTAGAAGGTTTTCCTGTAATGTTACCCCATGCGACACTACTTACAGTCGCAGCATTTCCTGTAACATTTACCGTCAGATTATTAGTAACAGGATTATATTTAAACTTATCGCTGTATGCTCGCTTTGTCTCTGTGGTAGAGTCAGAAAACCAAACATGTCTAGCTGCATCAGCAGTACCTTCTCCAGCGGATACATTTGTAGCTGTTCCTGCAGTAGTTGCACTATCAGCAGTAGTTGCATGTTTTACACTCTTATTTGCATCTGCTGTATTATCTACATTACCAAGTCCTACCTGAGCTTTTGTATGAGTATGCCCGGCAGAAGAGTAAGCACTTGAATTTGTATATGCAGCAGATCCTAATCCGTGAACAGGAACAGTAGTTTTATTACCATCTACAGTGAGTGTGATTTTTCCGTTTTCAGTACTTTCTGAGATAGCAACAGACTTTACGGCTTTTGCTAGAGTAATATAAGTTTTGCTTGAGCTATCCCAACGATAAATAGTATTCGTAGCAGTATTTATATAAATAGTATTTATATCTCCAACAGACGGAAATAACTTATTGGAAGCATATGGAAGTATTTCTTTATGATTAGCTATACTTGTCTTCAAATAACCAACCAGTTCTGTTAATCCAGTGAGATTAAGAAATTGTTCTTTCATTTTGCATTAGTCACATCCTTCCATTTTTATTTTTAAAATAGAAGGAGAGCATTGCAGCTCTCCTCCCAATAAAATCAATTGTATTTTTACGCAGTAAATAAACCTTTGATAGACGCACTTGGAATTGCTTCATATCCATCTCCAACAAGCCCCTTAAGAGCGGTGATATCAGATGTGTTCTTAGCAATCTTCGGTTTTTCAGTAGCAAGATCTTTTTCTACAGCAGTAATTTTGCCTTCTGCTGTATCCATTCTGCCTTTAACAGCAGTAATATCTTCTGCATTCTTTTTATCAGCAGCTTCTAATGTAGGTAATTTCTTTTCAAGAGCATCAATTCTACCTACAGCAGCTTCAAGATCAGCAGCTTTTGCATACTGAGAAAGATCAGAGTCTGCGAGAGCTTTAGATACATACTCAGCAATATAGCTTACAATATCTTTGGATGTAGCAGATTCTGGAAGAGTACCGATAAGAGTCTTCAGCTTTGTGATATCCTCTTTATTTGTTTTGATCTGAGAATTCATTGTAGCAGCATCAGATGTATGTGTAGAAATCCAATCAGAAATCTCTTTCAGTGTATCATATGCTTCTGGAGCATCTGCAACGATTTTAGCGACTGCATCTGCAACAGCTTTCTTTACTGATCCGTCACCAGTGCCATTCAGTGTTCCAATAGCTGCTGTATTAGCTGCAACGCTTGCTTTTAATGCAGAATCATCATACTGACCAGTAGTAACAGCTTCTTTGATATAAGCAACTACATTTTTAGCTTTTGCATCAGCAGGAATGGTACCAACATAAGACATTACTTCTGTTTTTGCTGTGTTAGCAGCGCCAGCAGCATCGAAATCTGCAACAGTCTTTCCAGAATCTACCAGATTACCATTTTCATCTAATCCTGCAAGATGACCTTTTACTGCACCTTTTACTTTGTCAGCTTTTCCTGTTGGCTGAGGAATAGTAATAGTAAATGCTGCTTCATCAATAGTTACTGGAGCAGTTTTTGTGTAGAAATAAAGTGTGTATCCGTCTTCTGACTGAGATACTGTTTTAATTGAGTTTTTGACAGCCTCACTGATTTTAGAGTCGATCTGTACGTTATGCAGATTTAAAAACTCCTGAAGATTAGAAAGTGTAGCGAACTGTAATTTTGCCATAATTAGTTTCCTCCTTGAAATATATTTGTTAAATCTTCGGAATCAATACTTCCGAGTTTTCGATCTAAAGCAGCGTCAATATGTTCATCTAAAACATCCAGAACAGTTTCTTCAATAATATTTGAAACATATTCTTTTACAGAATCAGCACTTGCAAAATTCTGTTCATTAATCCAGCTTTCAGTGATATAACGATCAGTCGTATATTCACCATCTTGCTGAATGAAATACAATGTAATAGATTTTCCTTGCATTTTTGTGATTGTTGTGCTGGAAGTATCAGCATCATGAGATACAAGATACAGAACATCGTCTGCAGAAGATTGAACAGTAGTATTGTTTCCGCCAATGATACATTGGCCTTTTACTTTATAAATACCATCATCGAGTGATGATATCTTCACAGGAACAGTAAGTGTACCTATAAGATTTACAATAGGTACGTCAAATAATTTGTTATAAGATAAGCTGTTGATATAGTCTACAACAGTGGACTTATCTTCAAGATTACCGATTATATTATCTAAAAGAGTAGAAAGCTCAGAAGATTTGACATAATTATCCAATCCGATTGTTTTCTTGACCTCTTCAATAATATGATCTTTATCTTCATCAGTCATAGATATGTCATAAGAGAAAAGCAGTTTATCTCCAGAGAAAAACATAAGATTTGATCCGATGCATTTTACATCTGTAATCTGTTTATCTCCTTTGACATATTCTAATGTGTTGTCGATGGTCACCCACGCTATACTCTTACTGTCTTGGATGTAACAAAGTCCTGGGTATTTTAGCACCCCTCTTTGTAAAGCCTTTTCTGCAATTTGCTTAGTTGATGCAGAATACCAGGTTGGAATTAACGCCATGCTGTGATCACCTCTTCAATTTGTCATATTCATATTTTGAAATTTCTTTTATTGCATAAATGTCATTATCAGGCGGAAAATTATAGAGACCTTCAATGTGCCATCCATATTTTCCGTCTGAACTTAAAATAGCCTGTGCTTCTGTGATATCACATAGAAGCAACAGACTATGTTTTTCCTGATATTTGATATACAGGATATGATTAAGGACATCTACGACTTCATCATTTTTGATTACTTTATAATACATGTGATATCCTCCTTATAAGAGGGGAATAGTTACCCCTCGCATGAAATTGAGAACATAAGTAAAATTCCAGAATTCTGTCCTGGATAAGAGAATCCATATGTTGCACCAGATTCATTAACCGTATACAACCAGTTTGCAACTGTAGCATTTGGAGATCTGGTCCAATAAGATTTATACTCTGCAGGAATAGAAGGTTTTGCTTTCTTTCTGGTATCATCATCTGTGAAATAAGCAATAGGAGCATTTGTTTCAGAAATATATGGTTCAGAAGTAGCAGTAGGATCAACTTCGTACAGAGATGGAACATAGAATCTGCAATTAGATACAGAAGTGTCATTAGATTTATTACCAATAGAAGAGTATACTT